AGAGCTAGAGAGCTTCTCGGGCGAAGACGACCAAGGGCATGACGACCAAGTAGACTCCGCGAGCGGCGCGCATAACGAAATAGCCGTAGCGAAGGGCGTTACGTGGGAAGACCTCTACCCGACCTAGTACCCGACCTGGTTGCGTATGCCCGATAGTTTCCCGCCGCCTACTCGACGCGTCGCCTCGTGACGGTCGATACCTACTCAGTCTTGCCGACCGGTGACGGCGACGGCGATCAGCTTATGCAGAATATCGGCAGCGCTTCCCAGTCAGTAAACGAAACGACCGGCTTCGTAGGTTCTCAGCTCGTCGGTTTTTTTCAGCATCCGACGGTTTGCTTCTTCCGGTTTGAGATAACGATGCCGAAGGGCGCTACGATCAACGGTATCGAGTTTAACGCGAAGACCGCCGCCTCGGGTACGCTCGGCCCGATCGAAATGACGGCCGGCTTCTGTAAGCGGCAAGGCACCGCGAATCCCTGGGAAGCCTCGAACGGCTTAGCGGCGTGGTCGAATCAAGCGCATATACCCTTCGGCGAGGCGAATACGTTTACCGGAGTGCAGACCTACCCGGCCGTATGGTGGGGCGATGCGCCGGCTTTCGCGGACGAGGAGCTAGACGTCGTATCGGGTATCGGCGGGACTTGGACGATCGGCGAGGGCACGCTAACCGGTGGGACTGCGGCCGACGTGACGGGCATGATCGCGCAGCTACAGAGCTATCTAGACGACGCGACCGTGAGTGCTAGCCGAGGCGCGACCGTAAACGGCGCTATATCTATTCTGTTCCAGATATACCGCGACTATACGGGTACTGCGAACCAATCTCAGCCACTACGCTTCTCGGACCATACTAATTCGGCTAGTCACCCGGTACTCAAAATAGATTGGACGGCTGGCCCGAGCGGCGCAAGCGCGCGTCCTTTTCTAGGGCCCTCTGTAAGCGCTCGGGCTTCTATACAAACGACCGTCAGCGCGCGAGCTAGTGTCGGCCCGCGTATAAGCGCGAGACCTGTAATCGTATAGGGGCGGCTATGGCTAGGCTAAAGCTAAAGTACAAGGCGGCGAACCTACTGCGCCTCGAGCGTACGGTAGACGAGACCGATAATACGGCGATCGACGACGCCGCAGGCGGTACCGCGCGCGTACAGCTATTCGACGACCGTAAAGACACCGAGCTAAGCGCCGACGAAGCGACGTCGCAGACGATCCTAAGTGTGAACCATACGCGCGGCGCGGGGCACGAATTCGCCGTAGACGACGAGCTGCACATAGAGCTAGACGACGGGACCTACGACACGCTAGCGATAACGGCGATCGACCACGCGGCGAAGACCCTAACGGTAGAGACCGGCCTAACGTCGTCCGCAGCGTCGGGGGCGGCGCTTAGCGTACTACTCGGCTCGACTCTGACCATGTCCGAATTCGGTACGCCTTCGATCGACCCCGTTACTTACGACTGGGGCTACGAAGTAACAATGCCCGCGAATCATCCGGGCATCGAGCGAGGGCAAGACGTACGCATTCAGTACGAGCTGCTCGTAAGCGGTACGGTACAACTACGCGAGAGACTCGTAGCGACGGTAGAGGGGGCGGCGTAATGGCGTGGCGAGACTATCTACCGACCTGGGGCAAGCCCGAAACGATGGACGAAATGAGGGCCCGGCTCGAGAGCGACTATGACGAGTATATGCGCGCGCTCATACAGCCACAGTATCGCCAAGGCGAAATGCGAAAGGGCATTACGGGTACCGAGCAGCAACCGACGCCCGGCCAGCTCGTCACCGATGGCTACTCGGGCGTACAGGCAATCGCCGCGCGCGCGATCGCTAACCGCGTCTCGGATCTTACCTTTCGCGTACAAGAGCGTACGCGCGTAGAAGACGGGACGACGAAGTGGGAAGACAACGACGAGCATACGCTACTCGAGCCGCTCTTCTCGCCGAATCAGCTTCTCTCGACGCGCCAACTTCTAAAGCTGACGAGCTACTGGCTCACGCAATCGGGTGAGGCGTACTGGCTCACAGTGACGAACGGGGCCCGCAAAGTCGTCGAGCTATGGCCCATGAGCCCGCGAAACGTCGAGAAGATCGCGGGTACCGATAGCCCCGTTGCGGCGTTCATCTTTCACGGCGAAGCCGGCGAGACGCGTTACGACCTAGAGGAAGTGATTTGGATAAGCGACCCCGACCCGGCCGACCCGTTCCAAGGCGTCGGCGTCGTCGGCCCGCAGGCGCGCGAATTCGACGCGGGTACGTTTGCAGCCGATACGGTAAGGCAGCATTTTAAATACGACGCGGTACCGAAGACGTACTTACAGGCGGGCCCCGAGGCGCAAGCACCCGACGCCGAGACGCGTAAGCTATTTAACGCCGACTGGCGTAATCGCTACAGTAAGCGAGGCGGTACCGATATCGGCCTACCGTCGTTTATCCCGACGGGCTTTACGCTGGGCGAAATAACGGGCTCGAGCAATATCGACGAGATACGCGGGTATCAAGAGTATCAGCGCGACTTGCTGTTAATGGCGAACGGCGTACCGCGCTCGATCCTGGGCGACGTCGTAGACGCGAATCGGGCGGCGGCGGATACCAATCGGCTCGTATTCGATCGCCATACGGTCTCGCCGCAGGCGGGGCTAATCTGCGACGCGCTTACGCACCAGCTCGCTATGCCGCTATTCGGCCGAGATACGCGCATTCGCTTCGAGGATTTCGTAAGCGCCGACGACGACCTACGGCTACGCGAAGAGGCGCAAGACCTCGCGCTAAAGGTACGTTCGATCAATCAAGTACTCGAAGACCGAGGCGGCGACCCCGTAGAGTGGGGCGAGAAGCCCGTCGGCTCGTTTGCAGATACGCCCTACGACGGCGAAGAGAAAGACCCGCCGCCGAACCCATTTGCCGGCTTCGATTCGGGGGGGAAGGACGACGACGAGCCCGACGACGGGGCCGAAGAGACCATAGACGACGCAGAGGGCGAGAGCGAGAGCGAAGACGCGGCACGCGCGTTTAGCATAGGCCGAGTCTCGTCGCGTATCGCCGCGAATTTCGAGCCCGATCGCTCGTGGTCTCGTATGCTGCTAGCCGACTCCGAGCATATCCCGAAGATGGTACAGGCGTTACGGCGTACCTTCGCCGGACAGAAAGCGCTAACGCTCGATGCGCTTGCTAAGAATCCCGAGGCGGTACGCGCTTCACTCGAGGGCGATTACAGCCGGGCCGACTTCGTAGACGAGCTATTCGGGGGCGCCGACTTCACGCGCCTCTTCGACGTACTCGTAACCCCGATACGCGAGAGCGTCTTTACTTCGTCGGCTAATAACGTTCTACTCGGTCTAGAGCATAAGCCCGTCTTGCCCTTCGACGCGTCGGCGATATTAACGATGCGCGCAGAGGGCGCGAACCTCGTAACGATGGTCAACGAGAAGACGAAGCGCGACCTACGTAAGACGCTCGCGCAAGCGATCGCCGCAGGCGACTCGCAAGAGGAGCAAGCCTCGAGGGTGCGTAAGGTATTCAATACCGCGAGCCGTAGCCGAGCCCGTACGATCGCGCGTACCGAAGTCGGCCACGCAATCTCGAGCGGCCAGCTCGCCGGCTACGCCGAGGCGAGCGACGTCGTAATCGGTCTACAGTGGAACACAGCGCGCGACGAGCGAGTACGCGATACGCACCTGATGGACGGGGTGCAGGTACGACCGCTCGGGGCGCTCTTTACGCTTCTCGACGGCGAGAAAGCCGAGGTACCACGCGTCGCCGAGGGCGGCGGGCGCCTTTCGGCACATAACGGGATTAACTGTCGGTGCTTCGAGACGCCGATTACGTAGGGGGCTGGTATGAGATACGAACGAAAGACCGAGCTAGACAGCCGGATAGATACCGATTCGGGCGAATTCGATATGGTGATGGCGACCGAGGGCGAAGCCGCCGACGGCCATATTATCTCGATCGCCGGGCTTGAGTTTCCCGAGGCGTTTCCGCTACACGTCGACCACGCGCGATCGACCGTCGGCAACGTCGGCAACGTCACGAACATACGCCGAGACGTACGCGACGGCTTGCCGATCTACCGAGGCGTCGGGCGGGTACGGCTAACCGGCGACGGCGAAGCGCTCGCTGCGCGCCGCGACCTCGTAGACGCAATCGCGGTCGGCGATATTCACGGTACGTCGCTTACCTGGGACGCCCCGAAAGCCGTAGAGCGCCGCTCGCTGCCCGCGAAGCACTACGCCGCCGTAACCCGTAGCGAGAAAGACCCGAGAAAGCGATTCGGGCTCTTCTTCGAGAATTCGGTAGGCGTCGAGCAATCTATCGTCGCGATACCGAGCGATAAGGGCGCTCTCATCGGCCGCGCCGATGCGGCGACGGATGCAATAACCCGCGCGGTATGGCAAACTATGGCCGACCGCCTCGACGACGCTCCTAGTAGCCGCGAGTCGGAGATTATCGACGCCCTCGAATCTACGGTAGCAAGCCTCGAGGAGCGAGTACGGGAAGCCGAGGCGATGCCCTCGAGCGACGAAGACCCCGAGACGCTGCCCTCTATGGACGTTTGTATGCAGGCTTTAACGCGCCAGATAGGCGAGAGCGGCCGGCATAGCCAGAACGAACTAGAAGACGCGCTAGGCGATATCTACCTAGGGCTAACGGGGAAGACCTATGGACCGCGAAACGACCAATGAAGAGCCGACCGCTCTCGAGGCGATGCAAGCCGAACTAGCCTCCGCAGTCGAGACCATCCGTACCGAATCACGCGACGCCGCAGTAGGGGCCGTACGAGAATTCGCCGCGTCGCTCGGTAACGAACGAAGCCGCAAGCCCCCGATCCCGAAGAAAGACGAGACGCCCGACGAAGCGCGTAAGCCCGCAGGCGAGCGAAGCGCTCGAGGCGATCGCGACGGCGAAGCACTCTACGCTCGAGACCTTCGGGTCGTCGGCGATACCCGAGACCGCTTGTATGCCCGTATGGAATCGGGCCGCTCGATCGTCGAAGTCGAAGAGCTGCGCGCCGCGCG